GAAAACGGTTCCCGGATCAAGCAATTTTTTCACCTTCAATCGCGGGCAGGCTCGCCTTGGCAGACAAGAGGTGCTGATGAAGCCTCTCGCACACGGTGCGGAACTGGTGTTGAGCGCGGTCGTCACGACACCTCGCGAACCGTGCGGCCCGGCGCAACGGCAGGTCGTCAAGCACGATGGCCTCAAAGAACCGCAGGGACGCGGCGGGTAGCATATCCCTCGCTGCCCGGTACTCGTCACGGGCTTCGGCGACGGCTTCGCTGGCAGGAACATATCCAAAGCCTGCATCGATCGCGCCACGACGGATGGTGCTGTTGGGGTTCCACTGACTGCTCGCGCTGTGACCGGCCAGATCGGCAAACTCGAAGGCGTTGCGATACCACACGCAGGAGAGGACATGCTCGTCGCTTAGCTTTCCGGAGCGGTGCATGCGGATCACGATCGGTGTCTGGACCCTGCGGACCGTCGAAACTGATCGAGCCGTACCGTCCGGAGAGCGAGGCGTGAAGCTCTGAACCTCTCCCTTCTCGAGCCACTCGCTGGTCGGCTCGACCACAGCATCCGCAAGGTTCACGAAACTACCAGCGGCCATCGCCTTCTCGGCCTCGGCGCGTGCGGTTTCGCGAGCCGCATCAGCCCGGTCTCGATTGAGCAATTCTCGCACGCGACGCCGCTCGGCCTGCGCCACGGCCGTGTCGACCGTGCAATGGCCAGCTTCGACAAACCGCTTCGTCAGGTCGCGCGAGAGGTCGGCGATTTCGCGGCGATCCATGTTGGCGGCCATCCGCTCCGCCTCGTCGGCGGCTCGACGAATGCGACTTTCCGCTTGGGCGGCTTCGCGCGCCTTTCGGGCGTTGCGACGTTCCAGCCAAGTCTTACCCCCACTCATCCTCAACCCCTCTCGCCGTACAGCCGTGCTGCGATCTTCTGGACCAGTTCCCGGTCCTGCCATGCGAGCCGCGCCACGCTGTCGGGCAGCAGGACGATCGTGCCGTTCGCGTGCCACCGCTCGGCAGCGAGGCGGCGGGCGCCGTTCGGATCGGGATCCTGCATCTGCCGGGCGTAGGGCGTCAGGCTGGTGCGGCTGAGGCTCATCGTGCCACCACCTTCCGGGCAGGCTCATCCGCGATCAGCAATTCGTGCCGACGGCGCTCGAACTCCTCGTCGCCCATCAGGGCACGCCAGTCGCTCTCCGGCAGGCGTTGCGGAGGATTTCGAGCGAAGAAGCTGGAGTCTGCTTCGTCCTGTCCTTGCCGCTCGGCCAGGTGCTGGTGGTGCTTTCGTCCGAGCAACGCGGAGACACCGGAAAACCAATTCTTCCGCTTGGTGTCCTGCACGTTCTCACCCTGCAGCCAATCGTCGAGGGCCTGCAGCTCGGCGCGGAAGTCTGGAATGGCGTGGTAGGCCGCGTGCCATCGATCGAAGTCAGGCTTGTTCAGCTTGATCGTCCGTCCCTCGAACTCGTACTTCGACTGATCGGGTCTGCCTGTGCCGGCCGCGATGGCTGGGGGTTTGGGGGTATCTATATTCTGTCCCTGTCCCTGTCCCTGTCCCTGTCCCTTGGATGCTGTTTCGCATGGGACAGAAGGCTCAGTCCCATGGGACTTATGGCTGGTGTCACATGAGACATTTTGCTCTTGTCCCTGCGACAGGAACGGGACAGAGAGTATCCACTCGCGAGCAACATATTGATCGAACGTAGGAAGTTTCTCATCTGTATCATTCCTCTGGTTCGCTTTTCTGACGCGGGCGCATTCAGTTCGCCAGCGCTGCTCCAACTTGCCCTTCCAAGCGTCCAACGCCTGTTCTGCCACGACACTGTGATAAAGCCGGCCGTCACTGCACTTGATGAAGCCTCTTAGCGCCCCGTTGCGATGCTTCCTGAACGTCTTGAGGTCGCGCCCAAGACCAATGAGTTTGCACAGAACGGTCTCATTGTCGGGTAGGCTAGCGGCGGGCAGCTGATGCCAGGAGGCGGCCCACAAGAGCAGGGCGTACCAGCATGCTTCTGGGTCTTCTTCCGCCGCGAGATCGCTGTCGCGCAAGCGAGCGACCTGCAACGGCATGAACGTGAAGTCTTGGAGGTCGCAATCCTCGGGGACAGGAGGGGGTGGCGCATCACTCATTTTGTTACCTCACCGCCTGATACGGGCCGTAGAACCGACCCTTTGCCGTTCCCGTCGTGCCGTTACGGCGCTTCGCCAGGATGAACTCGATAGCACCTCGACACCGATCCAACTTCGCTTGCCACTCCTCTCGCTTCTCCATGTCGTGCTGCGGTTCGCACTGGTTGAGGTAGTATTCCTCGCGCAGCAGGAAGAGCACCGCGTCAGCATCCTGCTCGATGTCGCCGCTGTCGCGTAGGTCGGAAAGGATCGGACGCTTGTCTGGCCGCTGCTCGACCGCACGGCTCAGCTGGGCAAGGCACAGGAGAGCCACCTCGTGATCCTTGGCGATGGCCTTGAGCCGGCGGCTGACCTTTCCGATGTCCTCGTAGCGAGAGCGGCTCGCCTGGTCTGGATTGAGAAGGCCGAGGTAGTCGACAACGACCAGTTCCAGCTTGTTGCCCTTAGCCGCCATGCGGCGCTTTTGGCTGCGCACGATGCGGTCCAGGCGGCCGACCGTGAGGGAGCCTGCGTCGACCACTGACAGCGGCAACTTGCCGATCCAGCGGGCGATGTCGTTGACCCTCTCGCGTTCCCACGAGTTCAGCGTGCGCTTCTGGATGGCCGAGTAGGCGACGCGCCTGTCCGCGTTCTCGAATCCGACGTCGGCGATCATCCTGCCGGCCAGCTGCTCGCGCGACATTTCGAGGCTGACGAAGCAGACGCCGTGACCAGCCCTTGCGGCGCCGATCGCATAGTTCGTCGCAACGGCTGTCTTTCCCATGCCGGGGCGTGCGGCCAGGTAGGTCAGAGACTTGGGCTCAAGCGCTCCCAGAAGATCGTCCAACACTTCGATGCGATGATTGCTCACGCCAACGTGCTCGGCATCAAGCTCGGCCAATGCCGCTGTCATGACCTCGTCGGCGTCGGATTCGACGATCCCGGCGGTCTGCTGCTCATCGATCGCCGCATCGACGTCGCTGACGATCTCGGTCACTTCAACGGTGGGATCGATGCAGCGCTCGTAGGCGTCGCGCATGGCGATCATGATCTTTCGGCGTCGGGCCAGTTCGGCCACAAGATCGCAGTTATCCCTGGCCGATATCAGTGCCATCGGGTCGGCGGTCAGCCGGGCGAGGTATCCCAGTCCGCCAAGCCCCTTGATGTCAGGGTCGTTCTCGAAATACCCCTTGATCGTGACCGACGTCACGTTCCGGCCAAGGGCATGCTCGCGAAGGATAGCCTCGAAGATGCGGCCATGCAGTGGGAAGAAGAACGCACCGGATTTCAGTCGATCGACGCAGCGCTCTATGAGAGCGCCGGCGTCACCCATCAGCATCGCGCCAAGCAACATAGCTTCGGCTTCGACATTGCTGGGGAGCGCTGAAACCGGCGATCGCTCGTGGTTGGTGCCGTCCGCGTATTGCTCAAGCCATGTTGGCGCGTCAGTTCCCATGGGCGGCCGTTCCCATCAGGCGGTACAGCGCCTCGTATGCGTCCATGCGGTGCAGTATCCATTGAGGGTTATTGCGCAAAGCGGGCTGCGCGATCTCGGCGATCAGCAAGGCGCGATGTACGGCCCATGCCTGCTCGACTGCATCTGCATCCACCTCAGGTTCAGTGCGGCTCTCGACCTTCCTCATGGCTTAGCCCCCCACATACGGCAGGAAGTGGTCACACCCACGAAACCCAGGAATGCCGCAATGCGTGCACTCGCCGGGCCCTAGCGCCCGCCGCGTAGGAGCCTTCTTCGGCGCCGGGCTGTTGGGTGCGCCGCGCGCCCGGATCGCCGCTGCCAGTCGCACGCCATCCACCTTAGGCGGTTCGCTCACATGCTCGGCTCTCCTGGCTCTCTCGGCTTGCTTGCGCGCCACACGCGCGACGAAGTCTTCAAAGGCCGCGTCGTCGTCGGTCGAAGCCGGGAGCTCCTCCGGCGGCACGGCGACCACCGTCGGTTTCTTGCGCCGAGCCAACGAGCGCATCGCCCTATCGGGGCCGCAATTCGCTATGGGCAGGGGATGTGCCGTGGTGAGGCGACCAACCTCTCGCACGCGCTCCTCGTGCTGACGCGCCTCCTCAGCGCATTCGGCGCGGATTTGCTCTGCACGGGTTGCGACGTTCTGGCGTAGCTTCACCGTGACGTAGCAAGCAGGCTTGATGAAGCCGCGGTACCGCAAAGGGTGTAATCGACCCTCTCGATCAAGCAGATAGTGGCCAGGCTCGAGTGGTTGCTGCGGGTGGATGGAGACGAAGCCGGTCATCCGCACATGTTCCCCACGGTGAGGTACTTCATCACGCCGATGCCGAAAGCGCTCAGAAACGACTCACGGTGGTCAACAAGGCCGTAAGCCTTCAGGTCGCCATGTATTGGCCACGACACGCGATAGCCGTTCGGAGTCAGTCGCGCGCTGAGCAGAGAGCGACGGATGTGGTGAGGCAGAGTTTTCACAATTTTGCGCGGCTGCGGTATGGGGAAGTCCTTCATGCCGCCGCTCCCAGCAGCGGCGCACGCAGCGTCTCGGCTGAAAGCCAAGGCGGAGTGACGCCGTCGAGCAGGACGGCGTAGGTCAGGATACCGAGCGCGTCGGCCTCGTCGTTCTTCCGGGGCGCGAAGCCGAGTTGCCGACAGCGCTCGATGACGAGCTTCTTGAGCTGGTCGGTGCTACTGGCCTTGGTGTCACCGGCCTTGCGCTTGCGCCTCGTTCCAGCCTTGACCTCGCGTACCACCATGTCGCCGATGAAGTCCTTGCGCCACCGCTCGACGTTGACCGCCTTCACGATCCGGCATCGCTTGATGTGGCCGAAGCTTTGCGCATGAGCAGCGAGGCCGGACAGCAGCCAGATCGTCGCGATGCTGGTGTTGCCGGTGAGGTGACCCGGGTTGATCGGCTCTTCGAAGTAGAGGTTCGTGAAGGCGCAGACCTTGTGCAGGTCCGACAGGTTGCGATGCAGCTTCGCGTAGACGCCGCCCTCGGTGGTCCACTCGCTGCCGAGCTGCCAATGCCCGAAGCGCGGGCGATCCCAGGCTGGGTTCCACAGCGCCCATCCGGTCGAAGATTTGCTCAGGTCGAGCGCAAGGTAGCTCATCTGCGGTTCTCGTTTTCAGCGCGATCCTCGGGGGCGGTGGCTTCGAGAGGCGAACTGGTCGCCACCACCCCTCCGGTCGCGCCCGGATCGCTCCGGGTGAAAGTCAGTGCGCCGTGGCCGGCGAAGCGATGGAGGTGACCGTTGCGGTCCGGGCGGTCCGGCGCGGTGCTCGCACCTTCTCGCGTCCTTCCTGGGCGGAGAGTTCTTCCGGAGTGGCTTCGGTGAAATCGTTGGGGTCACGAGAAACCGGGGCGGCGCCGCCGTTCTCGCCAGGGATCTGGATTGCCTCACCAGTTCCAGCTAGGTCGCTCTCCCCGATCACACCATCGACCAGCAAATCGTCGTCATCCCGATCCTCGGTGCCCACGATGTCGCCGCCGTCCTCGCCCTCGGCCATCGTCACCAGATCGCGCGGCAGGAACAGCTTGCGGTGCTTGAGGCCTTCGGACAGCGCGAGGAGATGATGGTCGCGCTTGGCGTCCTCCTCGCTCTCGATCGCGAGGATGAAGTTCAGCACCTTGCGCGGGAAATGCGCCGTGTCCTTGATCGACTGGTAAGGTTCACTCATGTCGCCTTTGATGGTGGCGAGATGCGCCTCCTTGGGCTTGATCTGCTGGTCGTAGATCTTGAACGCGAGTGCTGCGTCGGGGCGCTTGTACTCGCCCGCTTCGTCTTCATCCTTCGCCATGTCTGGCTCCTTCGTCTGCACGGACGCGGCCCTGGGCGCGTCGGGGTGGTAGAGCAGGGCAAAAGCTTCCTCGGGGAGCGGGGCGCGCTCGGCGTCGAGCTTGGCGAGGTCCTTCGCCTCGGCGACGCAGATGCCGGCGGTGGCCGCCGCTTCCTCGATCGACTGTCCGTCCCGCAGCGCGCGGCGCAGAAGGCGCCATTGCTGCGAGCCCCAGCTATGCGTGGGTACGGGCGGAAGAGGATTGAGATCGTCGAGCTCGTCGGCCAGGGTGCCGCTCGCTCCGGTCGATCCTGCAGGGTCGTACATCCTTACCCCATCCTCTCTCTATCGGACCCGCCCGTGGGTCCGCCGGAACTCAAGCCGCGCGATCGGCGCGACGAAGCTTGGCGCGTGCGATGGCGGCGCGTCGCTCGATCGCGGCGGCAAGCAGCGCGTCGCTTTCGGCTTCGCTGGCGATCAGCTCGTCATCGGTTTCGGTGGTGCCGCCAGGCGAGTGTTCGCAGCGGTTCTGGCCGATTCGGTGGATCGCAGCGCCGGCAGCGGGAATGACGTCGGTGGCCGTCGGAGCCAGCGGCAGCAGCATGAAGCCCTTGGCGGCCATCACCGCGTCCATGGCGTGCGGATCGACGTCGAGCAGATTGAGCGTGCAACCGAAGCCGAGCATCGTCTCGCCATCTCGCGCCCGGCGTACCGTCTTCTCGTTGCAGCCGATCTCCAGGCCAAGGCGCTCCGGACCATGCTGCAACGCGGAGAACAGGATAGCCGGCGCCATCAGTCTGCGGACATCGCTGTCCGTCAGCCGACGCTTTTCCGGGACGACACTATTGCTGCGCTGCGACATACAGGCCTTCATGAACAGGGTTGGAGATCACGATGAGGGTGCCCGAGCCGGGGAAGGGGTTCGCCAGCTCGGGCGCAGGACGCAGCCGCGGCGTGGTCTTGCCGTCGGTGCGGGAGAGCTGGGTCATGCCGCTTCCGAGGGGGATTGGTCGGCGACGAGCGCTGCGAGATCGTCGGCAGGGCCAGGGAGCATGGTGGCAATGCCGAAGAAGTCATTAGCTGTTACCGCATTGGCCGTTTCGGCGGCGATCAGCGGCATCGTCTCTTTGTCTGGAATGCGCTCACCGTTGGCATACCGACGCACGCTCTCGGCCGTTCGGCCTATCCTAGCAGCGAAGTCGCTGGCAGAAAGCTGCTGCTCTGCCAGCCAATCCTTCAATGTCATCCGATGATCTCCTTACAACACCATTATGGTGCTGCAGGCGGCAATCAGTCAACACCAATTTGGATGATGGAACCGTCACACCAACTTGGTGCAAGAGGAGGTGTGTCGAGCGTTAATAACATCGAGAAGCTGCGAGAGCATCGAGGCTGGAAGCGTCCCCAGTTGGCGAAGCTGATGGGCACCAGCCCGCAGCAAGTGGAACGGCTTGAAAAGGGCGAACGGAAGCTAACCCAAGAATGGATAGACAAGGCGGCAAAGGCGTTTGGCGTGGCGCCGTCCCACATCATCACGCCAATTGGCGATAGTGCCCCCGCTTCGTCCGCCACATCAATTGAAGATTTCGCGGCGGAGCACGGGATTGTCTTTCTCGAGGAGCTGGATCTGGCTTTGGGGATGGGCGCTACCTACCTTGACGGTACTGCTGAAGTTCGCGGGGTTGTGCCATTCAAGGAAGATTGGCTACGGGGATTGTTTGGCGGCTCGTTCCAAAACCTGAAAGTATTTCGTGGCCGTGGTGACTCCATGCAGCCTACGATAATGGACGGTGACATTGTGATCGTCGATATGGGCCAGCGGCGCATTGACGACCAAGATCGCATCTGGGCTGTGGCTTACGGCGATTTCGGTATGATCCGGCGAGTTCGTGTGACCCACCGCGGAAGTTGGCTGCTAATGCCTGACAACTCAGTTGTACGCCCGGATGAAGTTGGCGATGGTGAAGCGACTATCATGGGACGAGTTATTTGGATTGGTCGGCGGATTTAAGTGGCGGATCGTGAATAAAGATCAAGCTATTGTGAAGACCTTGGTCGTCATTGCTGCAGTTCTAGGAGGTGCGTGGCTTCTGCAGTCGTTGTTGACCAAGCCATCAGCCGCTGATCGTGAGGCTGCGGTTTATGAGCATTTGCAGGATACTAAAAGTTCGCCCGCTGCAATGTGTCAACAGGCAAAGATCGTTGAACAGGCATATGTGCGCGAAGGGGTAGATGCAAAGGCGCAATCATGGACAACTATACGCGAGATGGCGTGCTTAAGCGCTGATACGTGTCGATATGTTGAAGGTGCCTGTGCGCGGTAGTTGCGCGCATTATTCCAGTCAACTCAGCTGCTAGACGAGAGTTAGCGAGATGGACGTCAAGCGAGTTGCGGAGCGCATCGACGCTGATGCCTCAGCTGGCTATGAGATCACAATCAAGCTTGAGCGCCTGCAAAATCGCCTTGCCGCTGACCGTGAGTACGCCAGAACTTCGGCTGTAGGCAGAGACCCGTTAATACGTGCTGCTAGAGATCCCATTCTGACTGCTCTCGACCGCGCTGCAACTTTGCTGAGCCAAGCAGAGGCATCATCTCAAGAAGCCGCGACTTATCTAGACGAGGCCGTGGAGCTTTTGCGCGATGCACGCAATTGCAAATGAACGCCTCGCTCTTTCCGATGTCGCTTGCTGTCGTTGGGGCAGATTATCCAAACCCTGGCCGCGGTCCAGCACGCCGGTTTGAGATCGCACTCTGCATTCCTGGTGAGCCTGTCGAACTCAGGCCAGAGCCGAAAAACCCCGCCGATAAGCGGGCTGTGGCGGTGTATAGCGCACGAGGTATACAGATCGGCTACCTTTCTGCCGAGCGTGCGCCCTGGTTCGGGGCAATGATTCGACAAGGTCGCGAGATCGCGTGCGTTTTTCAGGAGGCGACGCGAATCGGGGCATACATCCGGGTAGCATTTGATGGCGATGTTCCTTCGCTCCCGCTGCCACGGCCCGCCAACCAAGAAGAGCCGGATTTCTATCCCGACGAAGAGTGGCCCGACGATTTTTCGTAAAAACACCAGAACGGTGTTGACATGCAGCACCGAAATGGTGTTGTTGATCTCCAGCGGGGCGATCCGCCCCGTTGGAGATGGCAATGCACAATGCACCCGCGCCGGCGGCATCCGGCTACCGCTACACCGGCACCGCACCCGTAGAGTACATTGCCCCGGTTGAGGGCTGGTCGCTCCACTTCATCGTCGATGACGACAGCGACGGCTTCGCCTACCGCGAGTACATCGCGCGCGGACCTGAGCGCGACGTCGACCTCCCCGTCAGCCGCTTCGCCTTCCACCCGACGCAGGAGCGCTTCGCCTGGCTGGTGCGCAACGGCTTTGCGCAGAAGCCCGCCAAGCACGTCACCGGTCCCTGGGACGATCACGATATCGACTATGCGCTGGCCGTTGAGCAGCGGGCGGTGGCGGCGTGAGGGGGTTTGGCCCTTGTCCACCGGAGCTCTTGGGTCAGCCCGCACCGGTACCGCCGCCGGCAACGCCTGCGCCTCCGCAGCAGAAGGGCGCTCCTCAGACGGGAACGGCCCGCGCTGAGCCGCGCGCATTCCCCAGCACCGCGATCGAGGATTGCTACGGGGGGATGCAGCTGCGGGATTGGTTCGCTGGGCAGGCGCTCGGCGGCATCCTCTCTAACGTGCGGGCCGACGTTGGGACCGATCTTGTAGCCGCGACAGCTTATCACTTGGCCGACGCCATGATGGCCGAGCGCGCGAAAGGCGGTGCGGCATGACCTCGCACCGCTTCCACACCAGCGCGCCGCACGCCTCCATCGTACCGCGCGCGCACCGCGACCCGGACCAGCGCTACATCGCCTACGGGCCGATCCAGCCGATGGACGAACCGCGCTCCGACCGCCGCCTTGCGATCGGCCTGATAGGCCTCGCCTTGGTCGTCACCGCGGCGCTGCTCGCCGGTCTTGATGGTTGGTGCGCATGGCTGCTCGGTGCGCACCCCGGCCTGCGCGCGCTCGTCGAAACTGATTGGTACGGCGTGCTTGCGCTGATCGGCGGACTGATCGTCGCCGTGTCGCCGGTGATCGGTGCCATCGTCATCATCCGCAGATCCCGCCCGTCGGGTCGCACCGGGTCGGGGGAGCGCCGCTAATGTCGCCCTCCGACCCACACCGCGCGCAAGTCGAGTCCATCGCGCTCCCCGTTGTGGCGCTGGTGATCGTCCTGGCTGCCGGTTTCCTTTCAGGGATGCCGCTGGCATGACCAAGCTGCGCGTCCGCGAGCCGGTGACGAAACCGGTCATGATTGAAGCGATCAGCTTCTTCGTGCGCGACAACTGCCTGCGCAGCGGCGCGGACAATCGTGCGCGTCCGCTTGAGGAGCAGCCGCCGGAAATCCGTGCTGCGCATGATTTCGTCGCCGCACTCAAGGCGTCATTGCTGTGAGCCGGGCTGATACCTTTAAGGCATGGCGCCTGCCTGGAGGCAGTGAAA